ACTGGTAGACGTCATAATATGCTTAGGTTATCCTCTGGATATAAAAGAGGGTTTGCTTCTGATGTGGCTTTTAGTAATAATTTTGAAGTATCACATTTAATAGCTGGGGGTGTAGCTTTAGGAGCCGCAGCTTGGGCTGGAGTATTATTAGCTAAAGCATTAACATCAACAACAGCTGCTACAATTTCATCAGGAGCTGTTTCACTTTCATCGGCGGGTGCTGCTGCCGCAGGAGCTAATATTATTGCTAGTTTAACTTCTACTCTTACAGTTGCTGGAATATCTTCAGCCGGAGCTGCGGCAGGTTCAGCAACAATCCCTATAATATATAGTACAGTATCATCAATTGGTGCTCCTTTAAATACAGTAGTTTTATTTAATTCCTTAGGACAAATAACAGCTACATATGCAGGAACTACTACTTATGCTAATATTATAACAGCGGGTCCTGGCTCTACAGCAATTAATGGTGGATTTTTAAATTTAGCTACAGCTCAATCATCTACAGCAGCATCATCTGCTATAAAGGCAGGAACTCAATTAGCTACAACTTCAGGTACTTCGGCCTCCTCTGCTGCTACTATAGGTGGTATTGCTGCTTCTACAGTTGTTCTTATAGTAGTATTAATTATAATAGCAATTATTATATTAGTTCAACTATTAGAAAAAATTGAAACGATAATTAAAGAACAATGTAAAGATTTTATTTTTCATTATAATACAAATCCATATATTGAAATCGGAGATTCTTTAAAATTCAAAAACAGAGATCTTGATCTTAGTAATGGTATAAAATGGTACTTCCCAGAAGATCCTTCTGGATCATTTACTCAAACAAATAATGGGTATTATTGTGACGGAGTTTATTTCTATCAACAATCTGGTGGTGTTGTTACATCAAAAACTTTATCTTATTCTGACTATACTTTAATTTCAGAAGATCCTAAAATAATAACAGCATATGAAGATTCATTAGATGTTTTAAACCCAACAACAATAATTGAAATTGATAAACTTCATTTATTACCATATGCATCTGGTGAACCTATAGCATATACAGCTTCAGTACCCATATATTTTAGTGACTATCATGAAAATATAATTAATATATATCCTAAAGGTGGATTACAAACTAAAGTTGAAACAAAAGTAATGTATGTTAAAGCTAGTTCATCTTTTAGTTATACTAGTTCGGCTGCTGCCAACTCATCATCTCTTGACTACTTAAGTTCATCATTAATTCCTTATGTATCATCATCGCAACCCACATACTATCCAGTATACCCTTCAGGATCCACACCACCAACTCCTATAAGTATAACATCTTCATTTTTCCCATTAATACCAATAATTGTAACTGGTTCTGTTGATATAAATGTAACATCTTCATTAGACGCCTTTTTTACTCATGAATTAAAAATTGAAGATGTTCCTACCCCTGTTAATTTATATTATGATAATACTAGTAGTATTAATGTAAGTATAGGGAAAAAACTATATTATGATAATTATGGATATTTTGGTGCATTAGATGGATACTATTCAATTTCTGGTTCCGAAGTTCCAGGAATATCAGGATCGTCAAATTATAGAGTATTTTTCCAAACTAGTAAAGGAATAATAGATAATATATATTATATGCCTTTATCAAGTAGTACAACTGTTACTGATCAAGCAAGTAGTTCTTATTCATTAGTTACTAATTATAAAGATTATTCAAGTAACTGGTATTTAATAAATAATGATATAGATCGATTAAATACAGATTATGCTAATATTGTTAGTTATAGTTCTATGGGACAGATGTATCCAGAATATATAACATCTAGTTCTCTTCTTAGTTCGGATGATGGGCATCCGATTACTTCTAGAAGAGGATTTATATCAGGAAGTATGACTGGTACTGGTTCATGTAGTAATTATTTTTATTTATATGATTCTAATTTTTCAACTGCTAGTATAAATGAAGCACCTTCATCTAATTTTTATAAACCGTGGATTCCATTAAATGAAAGACCAGCTTTCTCATATTCTCCAACATCATCCGTTCAGATAGATATAGAAGAAGTATGTTTTACATCTGGATCAGATCCTTCAAGTTCATTATATGGATTTAACATATATTCACGAAGTGATAACTTTTTACGTTCTTTTGGTACTGATATTTACTTAACTACAAATATATATAAATCAGGAAGTGGATCACCTATAATTTATAATATAACAGCATCAGATGCATCTCTTACAGTAAATTATACTTCAAGTTTATCTTACATGACATTTGGTGGAGGATATGAAAGTAGATGGTTTGTTCCTTATGATAACCGAGTATCAGTAAATGATACTGTAACATCAATTACAATATCATCATTATCTACAGGTAGTGCAGTTTGTAAAACAAGCTATACTACTGGAAGTTTTACTGGTTGTGATAATATAACTCCTGCTCCAACAACGGCTCCGAGCACAGCTCCTACAACAGCTCCTACAACCTCACCAACAGCAGCACCTAGTACTGCCCCTACAACTGCTCCAACAACTTCTCCTACTATAGTTCCTACACCTTCACCGGTAACACCTGCTCCAACTACGGCTCCTACAACATCTCCTACTACTGCCCCAACAACGGCTCCGACTACGGCACCTACTTCGTCACCTGTTACAATAGCTCCGACAACAGCACCTAGTACAGCACCTACAACATCTCCAACTACTGAACCTACACCTTCTCCAACCGAAGCTCCAACAACGGCCCCAAGTACTGCTCCTACAACCGCACCTACTACGGCTCCAACAACAGCTCCAACAACTGCTCCTAGTACCGCTCCAACAACGGCTCCAAGTACTGCACCTACAACGGTTCCTACCCCATCTCCAGTTTTACCTCCTTCCAGTGCCTTAACCATGTGGGCTAGAACAGATTCAGGAACTAGTCCATTACAAGGATGGGCTACATATTTTGAGTCATGTGCTGGAACAGGCACAGAAATTACAGTATTTGTAAATGCTACTGGGTATACTTCAATATTTGATGCTTATACTGATGGTAAAGCTTTATATACTACTAATACTCTTACAACATTATATGCTGGTGGAGGAACTTACTTTAAAGCAGTAGCAAACAATTCATCTGGTGATTATTTTACAATAGATAACTCAGGATTTATTGCTATTTATAGTGCTTGTAGTACACCTGCTCCATCAATGGCTCCAACCACAGCTCCAACAACAGCACCTAGTACCGCTCCTACAACATCTCCAACTACACAACCAACTCCAGCTCCTACTCTATTATATTATTATGCATTAAGTACTTGTTGGGGACAAGAAACATCTATTGCTATTGGTAGAAGTATTTCTTCATCATATGGAACTGCAGTGTTCCTTATAGGTGGAATATGTTTCCAATCTAATGGAATAACATCAGGACCAAGTTATGATGTTGATTTAGATTCATACTCAATCATGTCTGGAGGATGTAGTGATGCATCATGTAACCCACCAACTCCAGCTCCTACAACGGCTCCAACAACGGCTCCTAGTACCGCACCTACAACATCTCCAACCACCCAACCAACTCCATCTCCTACTCCAGTATATTATTATAATGCTACTAGATGTCATGATAGTGTAAATCAAATTGTATATGGTGGAACTAATTACTTTGGTACAGGTACAGTAGTAATATCAGGAGGCACAACATATTGTTACACAATCCAAAATGAAGTAATCCCTCAATCATATGATGATACAGTAGGAGCTTCAGTAGCTAATTGTAATAATGCATCTTGTTATGTAACTCCTGCACCTACATTTGCTCCAACCACATCACCAACTACAGCTCCAACCACATCCCCAACTCCTAATCCAACACCTGCTCCAACCACATCGCCAACAACAGCTCCAACTACACAACCAACCCCATCTCCAACTACGTCTCCAACTACGTCTCCAACCCCTAACCCAACACCTGCTCCAACAACATCACCAACACCTTCACCAGTAGCAACACCAGCACCTACAACTTCTCCAACTACATCACCTACAACATCTCCAACTGAAGCTCCAACTTCATCGCCTACTACATCTCCAACTACTGAACCAACTCCAAACCCAACCCCATCACCAACTACTGAACCAACTCCAAACCCAACCCCATCGCCAACTACTGAACCAACTCCAAACCCAACACCTAATCCAACACCATCTCCAGTAACACCAACATGTTATACATTTACTAATGATTCATATAGTCCTAGTACTTATGTTGAGTATGTATCATGTGCTGGAAGTTTTACAACAACAAATTTAGCTATAAATGATAGTATTTGTGCTCAATCAGTCTTAGTAGGTTCATTATCACAAGGAGTAACATGTATATAATATATTTATAACATATGCCAGCAATAGTAAATAAAAACAATTTTAAATTATCATTCACTAACGAACATACAGTGTATGAAAATTACATTACTGCTCAAATTAAAGAAAACGAATTTAATTTATCATATAATCCATCTTTACGTCAGACAGGCTCAAATGCTTATTCTGAAATAAAAAATTATGCTACTGGTTCTGATTTTGCACCATACGCAACAACACTTGGATTATATAATGACGATAATGAATTATTAATGGTTGCAAAATTTGGTCAGCCTGTTCCTATATCTGTAGAAACAGACATGACCTTCCTAATACGTTATGATACCTAATTGGTTATATTTTAAAAAACAGATCACTACGATTGATCAATTTCCCGAAAACACATTTGGTTTTATTTACAAAATCAGTAATATTGATACCAATAAAATATATATTGGTAAAAAATCACTATACCACAATAAAAAACATAAGCTGACCAAAAAGCAACTAGACGAACAGCCAGTTACTCGTGGTAGAAAATCTACTCATGAGATACTACACGTAGAATCTGATTGGAAAACTTATTATGGTTCGTCTAAAGAACTAGCAGCAGATATTAAATTACTTGGAATTGAAAAATTTCGTCGTGAAATTATATATCTAGCTAAAGGTAAAAAACAATTGACATATCTTGAATTAAAAGCACAATTCGAATACGATGTGCTAGAAATTAGTTCATATAACGATAATATAGCTGGTAAATTTTTCCGCAAGGATTTGATATAGTATTATTTCCTAATTATTGTTATAGTATGGAAAATCTAGTTTTGATAAACTTATTGGAAAATGTGTTAGGTAAATCTAAACCTACATCGCGAGGCAATCATTCATTCCATTGCCCATTCTGTAAGCATCATAAACCGAAATTAGAAATCAATGTAGTCACTAACGAGAAGAAAGAAAATCCGTGGCACTGTTGGGTATGCAATACTAAAGGTAAATCAATACATTCATTATTTAAAGCAATGAAAGTCGATCGTTCTAAAGTAGAGCAGCTAGACGTTATTATTGTACCTGGTAAGCGCCAAACTATTGTTTACAATCAAATAACATTACCTAAGGAATTTAAAACGCTGATTGACGTTACTCCATTATCTAAAATGGATCAAATATATGCTAAACAAGCATTACATTTTTTACATAAACGTGATATTACAGACAATCATATTAAAAAATATAATATTGGATTCTGTACTGAAGGCGAATATAATGGACGAGTTATCATACCATCGTATGATTCAGAAGGACAATTAAATTATTTTATTGCTCGCTCATTTGATCAAGATTCACCTCGTAAGTATAAGAACCCATCAGTACAGAATAAGAATATAATTGGATTAGAATATTTTGTAAATTGGGACGCACCAGTAGTATTAGTTGAAGGTATGTTTGATGCATTAACAATACAACGAAATGTTATTCCATTATTTGGTAAAGTACTCTCTGAGGCGCTAATGAAACGATTAGTTACTTCAGATGTAGAAAAAGTATACGTTGCTTTAGATAAAGACGCACAACGTGAAGCATTACAACACTGTCAAACATTAATGAACTATGGTAAAGAAGTTTACTTAGTTGAAATGGACGGTAAAGATGCAAATGAAATCGGATTTAAGAATTTCTTAAATATAATTGAAAACACATACCCACTAACATTTGAAAAAATAATGGGTATAAAACTAAAAATCGCATGATTGAGCAAAACTCAAATGTAATCAAAGATCCAAATATTAAACGGATTGTTGAATACACAGAAAATTCAAAACAAGTAAACATTTTAGATAGTCGTTTCTACAGACGTAGCGAAAAGTACTACCCATCTGTTACCTCCATATTAAATTTCTTTCCTAAGAATGGTTTTTTCCATTCATGGCTAAAAGACGTTGGACATAATAGCGATATTATAATGCGTAAAGCAGCTAATGAGGGAACACAAGTACACAATGCAATTGAAGATTTCTTAGGTGGGAGTGAAATTACTTGGATTGATGAATATGGTAATGCTAAATATCAATTAGATGTTTGGAAAATGATCTTACGATTTGCTGATTTTTGGAATCAAGTAAAACCAGAATTAGTATCAAAAGAATACCATTTATTTTCTGACCAATATGAGTATGCTGGTACGGCCGATTTAATTGTGAGAATCAACGGGGAACTTTGGTTATTAGACATTAAAACATCAAATTCACTACATACATCATATGATTTACAACTCGCGGCTTATGCGCAGGCTTGGAATGAAACTCATACTGAAGCAGTTACACGTACTGGTATTATTTGGTTAAAAGCTAAAACACATAAGGAAGGTAAAGAAGGTCAGATGCAAGGTAAAGGATGGCAAGTTAAAATTGTGGATGAAATCGAAAAGAATTTTACTATGTTTACTAAAATACAAGACATATATAAATTAGAAAATCCAAATGCATCCCCATATACTGAAACATTACCTACTTCAGTTAAGCTAGAGACAGAAAATTAATATTTATTAGTATATTATACTGTATATTAATTAATGAAGATAGCAATTTATCCTGGCGCGTTTAAACCACCTCATAAAGGTCATTTCCAAGTAGTCAAATTATTAGTTGATAGAGATGATATTTCTGAGGTGGTAGTTGCCGTTTCATCTAAAGAACGTGGTGGGGTATCATTAGAACAATCATTAAAGGTTTGGGAATTATATACTAATATATTAGGCCCTAAAGTTAAAGTTATATCATCTGAAGGTTCTCCTGTATATTATACATTATCATCAATTAAAAATAATCCTGATCAAGATTTTGTAGTTGCATTTGGTAAAGAAGAAAGTTCACGTTTTGCTTCATTAGCTGATAATCCTAAAGTAGAAGTATTTGATGCTGGTAATTTTGAAAATATATCAGCAACTGACTTTAGAGATGCTATTCAAGCACGTAATGTAAAACAAATAGCTAATTTTTTACCTGCTGGTATTACAACACAAAAATTCTTTGATGCATACGGTAGCGTTTATAATAACAATGAAGAACCAATACATGAATCATTATATGAGAATCAATTCCCGTTATTAAAAGAATTTGTTGGATATTGTAAAGAATATTTAAAATTAAAATCATTACCTCCATTAAAAATGTCATATGATCCTACAACTGCAGAATCGAGACGTTCATTTGGTGGGTATGATCCAAATAATAAAAGTATAGAATTAAGTGTAGCTAATCGTCATCAAGCAGATGTTTTTAGAACATTAGCACATGAATTAGTTCATTACAAACAAGACATACAAAATAGATTAACACCAGAATCCGGCAAAACAGGACATGCTCATGAAAATGAAGCTAATGCTGCCGCCGCTATAATGATGAGAAACTTCGCTCAAATGCGACCTGAAATGTTTATTATAAAATGATAAAATTATTTGATTTATTACAAGAAATAACTGGAAAGCCAAAAGCTATATTTTTAGCTGGTCCTGCTGGCTCAGGTAAAACATACACATTAAAACAATTACTTCCAGTTGAAAAATATCAAGTAATAAATGTAGATGATACATACGAGGAATTACTTAAGTCATCTGGTTTAGGTACTAATTTAAAAGATTTCGGTCCCGAAGAATTATCCCAAGCAGCTAAATTAATGGGACGTGCTCAAGGAGCCACTAAAGAAAAGTATGCTAAAGCGCTTGAAGGATTAAATAACGTTATTATTGATGGTACTGGTGCTGCATCTAAACCATTATTTAAAAAGAAAGCAGAATTAGAAGCATTAGGATATGAAACAATGATGCTAATGTTATATGTTTCTCCTATGACATCTTTAAAACGTAATGCTGAGCGTGAACGTTCATTATTACCTCAAATCGTATTACGTACTTGGAGAGATACAAATAAAAATATCGAAATATATCGTCAAGAATTTGGTGATCGTTTTATTTTAATTAATAACGATCCTGAAGACGCTAATAAAACATTTGATCCTGCTGAAGTTAAAAAATTATATTTTGATACTGCTGGATTTAAAGGCAAACCTAAAACACCAGAAGAACAAGCTAAAGCGAAAGCAGACGCAGAGCAATTAAACCAAGATATAATTTCATTAGTTAAACAAATACCCCAAACAGATACATTAGATTCAGCTAAATCTAAAATTGCTATGTTAGCTGAAGGTGAACAACAATATAAAGTATATTGTGATATGGATGGTGTATTAGTTGATTTTGAACGTGGATATAATGATTTAACAGGTAAGCAAACACCAGGTGTTGATTCAACATATGATAAAAATGATTTTTGGTCCGCAATTACTAAAGCAGGTGCTAAATTTTGGGCTGAGTTAAATTGGATGTCTGATGGACAACAATTATGGAATTATATTAAACAATACAGTCCTAAATTATTAACTGCTCCATCACGTGAACAATCATCAGAAATAGGTAAGCAAGAATGGATAAATACCAATTTACCTTCTACTCCAGTTATATTTAAACAAGCAAAAGATAAAAAAGATCTAGCAGAACCAAATGCTATATTAATTGACGATAGAAAAGATAATATCCAACAATGGGTAGATGCCGGTGGTATTGGTATTCGCCATACATCTACAGAATCAACAATAAAACAACTACAAAAATTAGGGTTATAAAATGGCTAAAGAAACGTTATTACAAAAAGAATTCCAAAAACGAGACGTACAACGTATTCGTAATTTACTGTCGGGTAATCAAGGCGATGCTACTCAAACTCAAGTAGGATATACTACTAAACAAATTAATCGTTCTGAAGGTGATGTATGGGAAGAGTTAGGTAGAAAATGGACATTAAGAAACGGTATTAAAGTAAGTGTTACTAAATTAGATAGAGCTAAATCAGCATCATTTGTTCCGTTATTATGTCCGAATTGTTCCAAACCAATGAAAGGCAGACACGATAAGAAAATGTTTTTTATCCATAATAAATGTTTAGATTGTGTTATTAAATTTGAAACACAACTTAAAATAGATGGAAAATATCAGGAATACGAAGATAAAATTATTAAAGCTAATGCTAATTTTGCATTAGATGAATTCGTAAATGGATTTGAATCATTTTTAGATTCAGTGGATTCTGATAGTGGATTTATAACTGAACAAGGAGATATTGAAGATTGGCATGTAAAAGCTTTAGATAAACAAAAAATACGCGAACAAGTAATGAAAGACGTGGAAGAATCACGGGCTAAATTAAATAGTTAATATTTATGGGCATAACATTTTTACCCCTTCTTAATAAAATGCATCAATCAGCTGAGCTAAATGCTGCCGGAGTAGCAACAACGTGCATTGCACTATTTAATAGCTTTTTTTCTATGTTAAACCCTGTACTTACTGGTCTATTTTATATCCTATCTATTGGATGGCTCGGGGTACAAATATATTATAAGATAAAACGTGGCGGAAAATAAATAATTTAAGTTATGATTAAACTAATTAATATATTAAGTGAAGTATCTGAGGTATCACCTCCTTACATGTACTCGCCTGTAGGATTTGGATGCCACGTATGTAAATTCTATTATAAGCAAGACGATAAACATATGTGTTCAAGTACAAATTACCAAGAACATATGGGTACTTCTGAATTAGTTGATAATGATGGAAATCAAATTAAAGATCCATCTAAATGGTGTTCAAATTGGTTCTTACCAAAACAAGAAGAAAATGGATCAGAATAAAATAAAATCCATAGTTGATAGTGTTATAACGGAAAAAAAGCTTTGTCCTAAGGGTAAAGCTTATTATAATCGTCGTATAGCTGCTGGTGAAGTACCATCTGCTTATTTATCTGGTCGTGCTGTTAAAGTATGTAAAGGATTAATGGAAGGAGATGAAGAAACAGTTGAATGTGAAAACTGTAGTTGGGAATGGAATTTAGAAGATGGAGGTAAAGAACCATTCGTTTGTCATAAATGTGGACATGATAATACTGAAAAATATGATATGAACGAATCACTACGTGATTGGTTTAAAAAAGAAGATTGGGTTCGAATCGATACTCAAGGTAATATAACAGGTCCATGTGGTACAATGAAAAAAGGACAAGCAACAACTCGTTGTTTACCTCGTGCTAAAGCAAATTCATTAACTAAAGCTGAACGTGCTGCTACTGCTCGTAAAAAAGCTGCTGCTGATCGTAAAGGTGATCGTGTTGTTCCAAATACAGATAAAGCTAAAGTACGTTTAGAAAGTAAATCTTCATTATTATGGATTCCTATTTTACAAGCCGAAAACGAGGAAATAGAACGTACAGCAGATGAATTAGGTCTGCCATATGATGTAGTATATAATTCATTCGCAAGTGGTAAAGAAGTTACATTAACTGATGAAATGTGGAGTCGTTTAGAAAATACCGACTCATACGATATAAATTCTGAGGAAGAAGCGATTGAATTGGCGCGTCATTACGGCAAAGATATTCAAAGCATATTAGCCGCTGAAAAAACACCTCCCGCGTTGATTCTCCAATATTCTCCGAATAAATACTATTTAGTAGGTGGTAATACTCGTTTAATGGTTGCTAGAGCAAAAGGTATTAATCCACAAGTAATCTTAGGCACTATCGAACCGATGAATAAATTAGCATACCAAGATGTAAACGATATTGGGGCTGATTTAACTGAAGAATATGATGTAGAAAGTGAAGAGGATTACGAGGGATTCATCATGTTTATGAAGGAATACTCTCGTCAATTAACTGAATCTAAATTAACCGAAGCTGAATACCGTGGACGTAAAGTTCAATTAGGTAAAATAATGCAAGGTGATATTAAAAAATTTAAAGTATACGTTAAAAATGCTAAAGGCAAAGTTGTAAAAGTTAACTTCGGTTTTGGAGGTAAATCAGCTAAAGGTAAACGAATGGTTATTAAAGCTAAAAATCCAAAACGCCGTGCAGCGTATAGAGCAAGACATAATTGTAGCAATCCAGGACCACGTTGGAAAGCTAATTATTGGTCTTGTAAAAAATGGTAAAACAATAAAGATATGATTACTAAAGCAAATTTCTTCATTATCATTATATTGGTGTTAGTTGGAGTGATTGTTATTCAACAATGCACGTCTAAAGGAGATAGCGATAAGCCATTAATAAACGTGGATGGTAAGAACTATGAATTACTAAAGCAAAAAATTGATACTGTTGTTATAGATCACTTTAAAACAAAATACGTTAAAGGTGAAGATATATATCATGAAACTATAGTTGAAAAGGAAAAACGTGTTGAAGTGCCTGTTTATTTAAAAGGTGATACTATTAGAATAGTACAAGAATATAATAAAAAAGTATTATATAAAGATAAATTAGTACTAGATAATGATTTAGGTACAATTGAATTAACTGATACTATATCGATGAATAAAATTATTGGACGTAAATGGAATGCTCAAATTAAAGAACGTACAATTACTGACACTAAAATAGTAAAAGAACTACCTAAAAACCAAGTATATGCTGGTATATCAGGTGTAGTAGGAAATTCAAATGTATTAGTTGGTCCACAACTTACATTGAAAACAAAGAAAGACAATATTTATGGACTGAATGTATATTTGGATAACAATCTAAATAAATATATTGGTTTCAACTTAGCTTGGAAAATAAAACTTAAAAAATAATGAATCAGAAAGAAAAATTACGTGCTTTAGTTAAGTCAATGATTGCTGAAGCAGTTTCTCACCGTATCGCTCAAATTGATGAGGCAGGTGACATCGCAGCAAACGAAGCTAAAATGGCTCGTATTGAGCAAGAAGCTAAAAAGGCAGACAGCATAAAAAAATTAATGGAAAAAATCAACCTATCTCATTACATTGGCGAAAAATTAGCTGAAAAAGTAATGGAAGAGATGGACAAATCAATACAAGAATATGAAGGTGCTAGATTGGCAATTGAGGAAAAGATGTCAGGCGGTAAAGACGCTGATAAAAAAGGTAAAAAGAAAAGTGCTAAGTCTGACAAAAAAGACGAGAAGCCAGAGGAAAAAGATGAAGTTCTAGAAACTGAAGAGTCAGTTGAAGAAGTTGCAATCGATTCTACTCAATTGTAATAATGACTAAAAAGGAATTAGCAGATAAAGTAAGAGCAGCAGCACAAAAGATTGCGGGTAATACTGAAAAGTTAGAGACCCCAACTGCTGCTGCTTTTAAATATTCTCCAATGCTGGAGAAATTCCCTAAACTTCAAGAAACATTAATTACTTTAATGTCTGAAGACTTTACTGCATTCGTTGAAAATATTGAATGGGTAGCACCTCGTCCTACTACATTCAAAATTACACTAAAGAATTTCAATACATATCACTTAATTTGGAACGGTTCTGAATTTACTGCTCGTGTAGCTGGTACTCAATATAACTTAGCTAATTTAGGTGAAGAACAACGTGCAATTAAAGCAATACAAGAGCTATTAATTGTAGGTCCTATTAATCCTGATAAAGGAGCTGCTACACCATCTCAAAATCTAAACGCCGCTCCTGAAGAGGCACCGGCTGAAGAAACACCTGCAGAAGCATAATGAATGTTATAACTAAGTTTTTGGAGCATTATTCATTCCGTTTTCCTAAAGGATATCCTGATATGAATAATCTTGAAGATAAGGCTTTATTATACGAAATATTAGAGGAATTAGATGTAGTTAATGAAAATTTTAGACCATTATCGTTTTTTGATTTAAAAAAACGTGGTGGGTTTAGATTTAAAATTGTTGCTGATAAAATAGCAAAAAAATCTCCATTTTCACTTAATCAAGGCAATCCAAAAACCCTTTCATTCATTGATCCCGAATATCAAACAGCATTCGAAAATGCTGACGATAATAAAATAAAACAATTAGCTGGATCTAACGTTAATACATTCACATTTTTTGAAGATGAAGCTGGTGAAGAATATTCAATATCAGACTTATCAAAAGATAAAGATTTTGGAGGTAAAGGAGCTGGATCAGGTACTGTAGTTGAAGATTCTAATTTAAGAGCATTAAATAATAAAATTCAATCATTGATGGAAAAAAATGATGTTGAGTCTATTAATGTTATAGTAAACAGTAAACCATTTAATGGTATTGCAGGAGCTAAAACTCAACCTGGTACTCCTAAAGCTGATTTTAATTTAGTTGATTCAAAAGGAACTCCAGTAGTATTTATATCACATAAAAAAGCAGGTGGTAAAGGTGCTACAGCTGGTGATTTTATTAGATGGAGTGGATATACAATGTATGCTACTGAACCTGAAGTAGAAGCATTTAATAACGCTTTAATTAAGTTCCTACAGGGTAAAGGTTTACCTAATAAAACAAGATTTATTGCTCCTTTACGAGATCCAGAATTAATTCAAAAACTAATTTATGGTAAAAACTACCAGGAAAACGGTCCGTATAATGAAGATAATGTAAATATTATTTTACAAGGTGAAATTGATTTATTACCTAAAGGAAATAACACATACGAGCTAACAGCACAACACGTACAGGCACCTCCAAGTTTACCTGAAGGTGAATATCAACCATATTTAACTTCATCATATCGTGCTGATAGAGAAATGTTTGGAATACCAAATAATGAAGCTATAGTAATGACTAAAGTAATAGCAAATGCATCGTCAAATGTGTATGAACTTCAAAATGGTGAATTTGTAAAAGTAAAATAACATTCAGAACGATTCATAGCCGTTCGACTTAATATTAAAAATGGATCTGTGGCCCAATCGTAAGATTGGGCCTTTCTTAATTATATTTAAAAGCAATTTAAAATTTATTATGGACAAAAAAATTATAATCGTAGGTGCTGGAGTAGCGGGTATTAACGCTGCTACCAAATTAGTGGATAATGGATATCCTGGTGAATTAATTACAATTATTGATAAAGGTAATGATCCACACAATCGTTTACCTGAAGAAGTAATGACAGGTATGTTAGGTGCTGGTGGATGGTCAGATGGTAAATTAACTTATCATACTGAAATTGGTGGTCAATTATCAAAATATTGTGGTGATGAGAAGGCAATGGAATTGATGAAGCAAGTAGTAGATAATTTTACTCGTTTTCATCCTAAACCAGATGAAATATTTATGTCTGATCCAATTGCTGAACCTGAATTTATTAAACCATATTTTGGATTACGTTTATTTCCAGTATGGCATATTGGTTCAAATTATTTACATGAAATTGCTAAGAATTGGTATTCATATTTAGTTGATAAAGGTGTTAAGTTTATTTGGAATACTACAGTTACAGACATTGATTTTGAATATCAATCTGTATTCCTAAATGAAAATGGATCAGTATTTGAAAAATATGATGAATTAATATTTGCAGTAGGTAAATCAGGTATTGATTTTGCTCAAAAATTAGCTGATGAATATACATTACCTAATGAAGCTAAATCAGTACAAATTGGTGTTCGATTTGAAGCACCACAAAAATATTTTCAAAAATTAATCGATATCAGCTATGATTTCAAACTTTATCAGAAATTCGATAACGTATCTCTTCGTAGTTTCTGCACTAACAATAACGCTGCTTATGTGGCCGTTGAGGAAACTTATGGTGATGTTACTTACAATGGTCATGCGAAAAAAGGGGAACAATTCCGGAACAATATGACTAACTTCGGTATCCTAATGGAAATTAAGGGTATCGAAGATCCATTTAAATGGTCACGTGATGTAGTTAAACAATTACAGGCTGGATTAACTAATACAGATAATTCAATTGATTTTAGAACTACAGGATTATATTATTCACCATCTAGAAAGCCATCTACTACATCTGAAGGTGCAACAGTATCAGCTGTGCCGATTAGTTTAGATGCACTTGCTCATCAGGTTGAACCTGCACTTGATGGATATTTTAAATATGTTTGGGATTTTATCCAAGATATGAATAAAATATTTGAATTTGGTGATGATTGGGGAATGTATATTCCTGAAGTTAAGTACTTATCGCCTGAACCATTAGTTAATTACCATGATTTATCATTAAACGACTATCCTAATATACATTTTGTAGGTGATGCATTATCAGCTCGTGGAATTACAGTATCAGGGGCACACGGTATTTATGTTGCTGAAAAGCTTATTCAAAGAGATATATTAGAACAAATAACAGGAGTAGAGTAAAATATTTGTTTCCTAATTATATTTATATTAAACAAACATTAATATTATGAAAACAGAAAGACGGGGTAGACCCAAAAATCGTGAAACGTTAATTACTGAAGGTGTGATCCAACCACAAAAACGTAAATATACTCGTGAATTTAATCATGCAGATGGTACGAGAGATGTATGGACATACGATCTAGACAAAAACCCATCCGGACCTATATCGGTAGAATGTTTTTATCCTAAGGGATATAATCATATTCTTGATTATACTCATAGAGATAATCATTGGATTCCTGTTGCTCATAGAACATACATTAATCCAAAGAACGGTAAGGAAGTTAGTCACAACAAAGCATTAACATTAGGTTTAGCACGATGAAAATAGGTTTAGCAGGTACAATGTCTGTAGGTAAAACTACATTGGTTAAAGCATTATTAGAATTAGATGAGTTTAAGGATTATACTGGGTGTGTTGAACGATCTAAATATTTAAGTGATTTAGGTATCCCATTAAATACTGACTCTAGTGTTAAAGGTCAGTTGGTTTTCATTGCTGAACGTGCGAGTGAATTATTTAATGATAATCTATTAACTGACAGAACAGTATATGATGTTTGTGCATTTACTAAAGAGGCTAAGTCGATTAAATCTAATGAAAAAGAGATATTATTTGACGCGGCTATGTTGTTGGCTAAGCAATACGATATTATTTTTTATGTATCGCCCGAGGGTGTAGATATAGAAAATAATGGTATTAGAGAAACAGATCCTGAATATCGGGATAGGATAGATAAATCTATTAAATGGTTTTTAAATATATATAAACCAAAACGTACAGTTGAAATTAAAGGTAGTACTGAAGAAAGAATTGCTATCATATTAAATGAACTAAAAAAATAACGATATTTATAATAGACAATTTCTATTCAAAAAACAAAATAATGGAAGATAAATTAAAAGAGATAATTAATAAAATAGTACGTGAGGAGATCATGGGTGAAGCTACTAAATCAATGACTATTGATTATACTGATGCTAATAAGGGAGATAAAATAATAAATGTAGATCCTAGTGATAAAGAAACAATAGATGCTATAAAAAAAGATCCAACTGTTAAAGCAGCTACATTAGGAAATACATCAATTAAAGAAATGGCTCGTGCTGCTGAAGTAAAATATTCATTGAAACCCGATTTTCGTGGTGATTTAGAAAATGTACGAAATAAATTATCTGATGCTGAATTTAGAAGTTTAGTTGATATTGTTAAAGTATTAAAAGATGAAGGAAAACCACTAACAGCAACTGATATTTTACGTATCCATAATGAAAAAAATCCTGATGTTATATATAATGATAACGGTAAAAGAATAGGAGGTTTTTATGCATCACAACAATCTTTTATCCGTCCACTAGTAATTGGTGCTATTGGAAAGAAAAAAATAACATATGATGAATTACCATTTACTGCATCACAAAAAGATGTTTCAACTGGGTATGAAAAAGCTACAGGTGTGGTTACCCCATCTCAAAACCGTGGTTCGAAATTCAGTCGTGATATTGAGTATACTGCTGCTAGCCAAGCTGACCCAGATTACATGCTTCCTGCTGATAGAGCTGAATTAGCTGCTAAAACATTAGATTATAAACGTGCTCGTGAATCATATCGTAAGGCTGATAACGCTGCTGGAAAACAACAATACGTTGATAAAATGCAAGCAATGGTAGCTAACGACGATGAATTAGGACAAGAAATCGCTCAACAATATGCTGATGGATTGATTCAAACACAAGATCCAGTTACTTTAGAATTAGCTAAGAAATTCCGTATCACTAAAAAGAAATACGGTATACCTAAAATTTCTGATAAAGAAACTAGAGATGCTGCCGCTATCATTGGTGCTGAAGACGCTGAAGAAGAAGTATAAAAATTTTTCATAATAATGTTTGTTTATTTAGAGAGTCCGCTTTTAGCGGACTTTTCTCTTTTTATATATTTATATACAAAAACACATTATGACAAGAAACGAAGCATTATATAACGCAAAATTAGCAGTGTTAGCTTATTCTAACCAAGATCAAATCGTATGGGATGATTATGGATTAGAATTAGTAAAATGGATCGAACATAAAAAATCAGACACACAAGGATTTGTAGCAATAAAGGATAAATCAATATATGTTGTATGGAGAGGTAGTGAATCAAAGAAGGATTTTCAAAACGATGCTTCAATTGATAAAGTACCATTCATAAACGAAGGTGAGAAAGTACACATTGGATTTAAATATTGTTGGGAATCTGTAGTAGGTGATACCTATGATGCAATCGATACTGCATTAGAAAATCTACAAGGTAAAGCTACAGATATTGTAGTTTGTGGACATAGTTTAGGTGGTGCAGTAGCAACATTATATGCACATTCAATTAAAAAACACTACCCACATTATAACGTTAAATCAACAACTATTGGTAGTCCTAGAGTTGGTAATAAAGTATTTAAAGAAAACTACGATAATAGTGGTATAGATACTTTACGAATAGTACATAATAACGATTTAGTAACGCATACACCATACATTAGATTTTACCACGTTAATTATCAAGTACGATTAGATACAAATGGTAATAAATTACAAAATGATGGGTCTTTAAAATCACTTTGGTTATACCTAAGATCATTATTTTCCGGTAAAACTATTAAGGATCATATGGGTGATGGCTATATACAAGCATTAGAAAACTGGATTAAATGAGCGAAACAAATATAAAGGATATAATTAGACAAGAATACGTTAAATGTCTAACTGATCCTATCCACTTTATGCGTAAGTACTGTATGGTACAACACCCAACTAGGGGACGTGTAAATTTTAATCTGTACCCATTCCAAGAGCAAGTATTGAAATTGTGGTTAAAAAATGATTATACAATTATTAATAAATCACGTCAATTAGGTATATCAACACTAGCTGCTGGTTTTTCATTATGGACAATGTTATTCCATAAAGATAAAACAGTATTATGTATTGCAACTAAGCAATCAACAGCTGTAAACATGGTAGATAAAGTACAATTTATGTACCAACAATTACCAGCTTGGCTTAAAGGTAAAGAAAAACCCGATTCAAATAATAAATTATCATTAAAATTATCTAACGGATCTCAGATTGTAGCATCATCAGCTGCTTCTGATGCTGGTCGTTCATACGCTGTATCGTTACTACTAATTGATGAGGCCGCCTTTATTGATGGAATTGATCGGATCTATACCGCAATTAAACCTACAATTTCAGCTGGTGGGGGGTGCATTGCACTATCATCACCAAACGGTATTGGTAACTGGTTCCATAAAACTTGGGTTGGTGCTTTAAATTCAGAAAATTCATTTCTACCAATTAAATTACCTTGGGATGTGCATCCTGAACGCGATGCTGCGTGGTTTGAAAATGAAAAGGCCAATATGGGAGCTCAAGAAATCGCCCAAGAATATGAATGTGACTTTTTAGCTTCTGGTAATAACGTTGTAACAAATGATATTTTAGAATATTATGAAAAAAATTATGTAATAGATCCCGTTGAAAGACGTGGTATGGCCGGAGACTATTGGATATGGGAATACCCAGATCCGTCTGAAACATATGTTGTATGTGCTGACGTTGCTCGTGGCGATGGAAGTGACTACTCAACATTTCATATTATAGCAACTAAAGCATATAAACAAGTAGCTGAATTTAAATCTAAAATCGGTACTCGTGAATTCGCAAATAATCTAATAACAGCAGCTACTGAATATAACTCAGCATTATTAGTAGTTGAGAACGCAAATATTGGGTGGGATGTTATTAATTCAATTACTGAGCGTGGGTATACAAATTTATATCATTCACCTAAAGGTGGTGATATGTCAATTGATAATTTTGTGTACAAGATGGAAAATGATCAGACCGTTCCTGGATTGACTAACTCATCTAAAACACGCCCATTATTTATTTCTAAATTAGAATCTTCATTACGCGATAAGCAATTTGTATTTTATTCTAAACGTCAATTAGAAGAACTAAGAACGTTCATTTGGGATCATGGCAAAGCACAAGCACAAGGTGGGTATAATGATGACTTAACAATGGCATTATCGTTTGGATTGTATATTAGAGATACAGCATTAGTTTATCACCAAAATGGATTAGAAATGACTAAAGCATCACTAAATAATATTAATGTAGCATCATCAGGTATCAGTTCAGGAACATATAGGGAAAATAATCCTTGGCAAATGAAAGATGTACATGGAAATACTCACGATCTAAATTGGCTAATGTAATGTTCCTCATTATATTCGATATTTATAACATATAATACATATTGAGTAACAAAAAATAATATGGCAATAGATACTAGTCTATTCGGACGACTAAGAAGATTATTCTCCACTGATGTAATTATCAGAAATGTAGGGGGAAATCAGTTACGTACAATTGATGTTGATCGTTTACAAACATACGGTAACATTCAAACAAACTCATTAATAGATAGATTCAATAGAATCCATGCTGGTAATTCAAAACTAGCATATACTCCATTAATGAATTATCAGACATTACGTACTTCACTTTACACGGACTACGAGGCAATGGATACAGATGCTATCATCGCTTCAGCGTTAGACATTATTGCTGATGAAGCTACTCTAAAAAACGAGCAGGGTGAAGTATTACATATTAAATCTCCAAACGATAAAACACAACGTGTACTTTATAATTTATTTTATGAAGTTCTAAATGTAGAATTCAATCTATGGGCGTGGGTTAGAACAATGTGTAAGTATGGTGATTTTTATCTACACTTAGATATTGCTGAAAAATTTGGTGTATATAATGCACTTCCATTCTCTGTATATGATGTTCAACGTGAAGAAGGAACTAATGCTGCTAATCCATCATATGTGCGTTTTAAAATCAATATGAACCAATCATATGGATACGCTACAAATACAAATAAAGATGATTATTTTGAAAACTACGAAATAGCTCACTTTAGATTAATTTCAGATCCATCATATCTACCTTATGGCCGTTCATATCTTGAGCCAGGCCGCAAAATATTCAAGCAATTAACTTTAATGGAAGATGCGATGTTGATACATCGTATTATGCGTGCACCTGAAAAACGTTTATTTTATGTAAACGTAGGAAATATTGCTCCAAATGAAGTTGATGGATATATGGAGAAAATGAAACAACGTATTAAGAAAACTCCATATATTGATCCACAAACAAATGATTACAATTTAAAGTATAATATGCAGAATCTAACGGAAGATTTCTATCTGCCGCTTAGAGGAAATGATTCATCAACTAAGATTGATACATTAAAAGGATTAGAATATACAGCAATCGAAGACGTATCTTACTTACGTGATAAATTATTTGCTGCATTACGCGTTCCAAAAGCATTCTTAGGATACGAAAAAGATTTAACTGGTAAAGCTACTTTAGCATCTGAAGATATTCGTTTTGCTCGTACAGTAGAACGTATACAACGTATTGTTGTATCTGAATTAACTAAAATCGCTTTAGTTCACTTATATACTCAAGGATTTGATGATGCTGAATTAACAAATTTTGAATTATCGTTAACTACTCCATCTATCATTTATGAGCAAGAAAAAATTGCTTTGTGGAAAGAAAAAGTTGAATTGGCTGGTAATATAATGGATAAATCATTATTACCAACTGATTGGATCTACCAAAACATATTCCACTTCTCAGAAGATCAATACGCTGAATATCGCAATCAAACAATTGAAGATAAGAAACGTTCATTCCGTATTTCCCAAATCGAAAACGAAGGTAACGATCCAGTTGAATCTGGTACATCATTTGGTACGCCACATGATTTGGCTTCATTATATGGTAAAGGTCGTTACGGTGAAGTGCCTATTGGATACGATGAAAAAGAAGCAGGACGTCCTGAAGAAAAAGTATCTGATTATGGAACACAAGATCACGCATTGGGTAAAGATCCAATCGGTTCAAAAGGTATGCATGAGCCGTTAAAAGCAGCTGCAGGTACTGGTGCTACTTGGACATTAGAAAATGCTAGAGTAGAATATTTAAAGAATAAGAAAATGTTAGAGAGTATTAAAGTAAGTAAAACTAACGTATTCGAAGAACCTTCCATACTAAATGAATCAAATATTCAAGATATATAAACTAATCGATATTTATAACAGAGTAATACTAAGACATGTCTAAATTAAAAAATTCTAAATACAAAAACACTGGCATATTATTTGAGCTATTAGTGCGCCAAATTGCTAGTGATATTTTGTCTAATAAAGAACCACACGCGGCTACTTTAGTTAAAAAATACTTCTCTAACACAGAAATAGCTAAAGAACATAAATTATATCAAGCATTAATTAACGTAAAATCATTAGCCGAATCTAAAGCCGATAGCTTAGTTGAAACTATCTTAAAATTATCTGAAAAGTTAAATAAAACTGCATTACGTAAGGAAAAATACAACTTAATTAAAGACATTAAGGAAACTTATAATTTAGAAGATTTTTTTAAAGCTAAAATACACAATTATAAAATCAATGCTGCCATTTTTAATTTAATGGAAGCACATACTTCAACTGAATTTACTGATCCTAAAATCGTTATTGATAATCGAGTAACTTTACTTGAGTTTCTAACAAATAAAGCAGTAGATAAATCAGCTATACAAGATCAAGTAATGGAAGAATATTCCAAACAAGATAAAGGTACTCGTATGATGATTTATAAAATGGTGGTTGAAAGTTTTAATACTAAATATACTGACCTACTACCAGAACAAAAAACATTATTGAAGGAATTCATTAATAATATTTCTAATACTGTAACATTAAAAGAATATATTAATAATCAAATTCAAAATGTTAAGTTAGAATTAGAAGTATTAACATCTAAAATTGTAGATAAAAAAATACAGATTAAATTATCAGAAGTAAATAATATACTAAACATGATCCCTAAATCGGAAAATGTGTCTGATGATGATGTATTAAATTTAATGAATTATTACGAATTACTACACGAATTAAGAACAGCATAATGGAAAAATTACGTGAATTAATACGTCAAGCAATAGCTGAAATTTTAGATGAAGATAACGTTACTGGAGGTGGTGAAGCATATATGACTAAATTTGCATTCTCTAAAGGTGGTAAAAATATAGCAACTAAAACTGCTGAAAAATTAGGTATGAAAGTAGTAAATGAAGTATCATATCGTTCATTTACTAAAACAGTGTCTGAAGTTACTCCTGAACGTAAAATATCAAAAGCAATAGTAGGTATTAAAAAACGTCTACGCGAAATTGATCAAATCGTTGATTATAGCATTCGCTTACGTAACGAAAATAGCCTAACCACTGAAAATTATCTTACTAATTCAGTTCGTGGATTAGAAGAAATATCAACACGATTAACCGAATTAGACAAGAAAATTAAAAATTTAAAAGAATAATGAAAAGCATATTCGATCAATATAAAGCATTAAGCGAAGGAACATTAGGTCAAGCTCAATTTTTACGTAATGTAAAAATGACATTACCTAAATTTGTTTCTAATACAACATCATTTAGTGATGCTGTTAAAATTTTAAAAAGCAAAGGTATTATTTCTGAAGCTAAAGCTGACGATTATGCTCATTATTGCAATCCACAAGAATATGATTTGGGGATGCGCTATGAATTAGATAAAGGTACTGATGAAGATAAAGCATCTAAAATCGTTTATAAGAACTTAGCTGATAATGCTGCTTATTATTCTCAACTTCATTTAGCTGGATATGATGAATCAGCAATGGCTAAAGATCGTAAAAAACGCACTGATTTACCTATCGAAGTTAAAAAAGATAACTTTGTTGATGCTGCAAACGGTGTTAAGAAAGTTAAAATGGATAAGCTAACCGAAGATGAAATGATCATTTTAGTTGGTAATATATTAGCAGAAGTTGCTGATCAAAAAAAAACTGATTTAACTGAGTCGATTGAAGACCAAATCCAACAACGTACTCAAAAACGAATCGATTATCTTCAAACTAACTATGGTGAAGTTGAAAACTCAGAAAAAAAACTTTCTAGAGTTTTAGCTATAAAAGCACTAAAAACAAATCCAAATTTATCTGATGAAGATAAAGCATATTTAGATGCTGAATTTGATAAGTTAAAAGACAAATCATCTGCATCATCTGGTCCTGGATCAGTAGAATTATACAGATTGGGACAAAAAGGAAATTATACCGGAGACTAATGGAAAAACAATTATTAATAGAAACAGCATTATTTACTGCTTCCCCCAGATCATTGTATGAATCGATGATGGATCCAAACGGTAAAATGTTTGTGGAGGGATTAATACAAATGGCTGAAACCAAAAATGGTAACGGGCGTGTTTATCCATTTGAAGTATTAAAGCGTGAAGCCGATAAATACATTCAAGGTCCAATTAAAGAACGTCGTGCATTAGGTGAATTAGACCATCCAGACTCTCCTGTTATTAACTTAAAAAATGTATCACATAATATTGTAAGTTTATATTGGAAGGGGCGCGAATTACACGGTAAAATTGAAGTGCTACCTACCCCATCGGGTAATATATTAAAACAATTATTTAATAATAATATCACCGTAGGTATCTCGTCTCGTGGAATGGGTTCTGTACGTCAAATTGGTGAAACAATTGAGGTACAAGACGATTTTGAATTAATGTGTTGGGATTTTGTTTCAACTCCATCTACACCAGGTGCATATATGGAAGTAGTAAATGAATCTATTTCATATTCTAAACCATCTAAAGACTATTCTAAAATAGATAGCTTAATAACTGAAATAATTTGTAACCGAACAGGATTCTGTACCTGTGATTTTGATAATATATAATGAACTTAGAACAAATCGTAAAAGAAACCGTAGCTAAAATTGTAGCTGAAAAGAAAGGTAAAGATTTAACTGGAGATGGTAAAATTGATAGTGCTGATTACTTAAAAGCACGTTCGAATGCTATTGAAAAGGCTAAAGGATTAGATGAAGCCACAAACAAAATAAAGATAATTCGTAAAGGAGTTAGTGAAGATCCTGATTCTAATTATATGGAGTATACTTTAATGTTTAACGGAGATGAGGTTAATGCAGAGGAATATGAAAAAGGATGGAGAGTAATTAGATATGATGATTGGGATGACGAATATAAAGATGTAAGAAATCCTAAGAAGCAAGAAATAATTAACTTTATTAATGCATATAATGAGAAAAATTTAAATAATATTAAAGAAGAAGAAGACCACGAAGTATCGATGGCACAATCATCTTTAAATTCAATTCTTCGTTCAGCAATGGAATTGAAAGCTAAAATCGGTGGTAACGAAATTGACATTCCAGCTTGGATACAAGATCATATTACCAATTCAGAGAACTTTATCGATCAAGCATCTCAAGGATATCACGAATATAGTAATGGTGGACATGAAGGTGAAGAAATGGATGAAGCTAATTTAGGTCATAATGAATCATCTAGTATTGAACAAGAAGGTCGTTTCTGGATTGTTACTTACAGCACAGTAAATGGAACTAAAGAAAAATCATTTGAGTCTGAAGACGAAGCAAGAAAATTTTATAATACATTAGACGAAGCATTTAAACCAAAATCATCATTTGATGATTTTAAAATCGGGGATAACGTTACAGTAGCAGGTAAAAAAGCTAAAATCACTAATATGAAAATGGATGATGAATCGGGTGAACGTAGAGCTCGTGTTAGATTTGAAGATGGAACCGCTAAAGAAATATCAATTAATACAATAGACGAAAATACAATGACTACAAACGAAGGAAGATCTGCAGAAGACTTAAAGCAAGGTCAATTAGATCAAGCATATTCTCACTTAGAAAAAATAAAAGAAAAACCAAAATTATTTTCAAGTGAAGATATTAAAAAAGCGGAAGCCAGAATTGAAAAATTAGAAGCCGAATTAGACGCTTTAGCTGCTAAATCAACTAACGAATCTTTAGACGAAGCTACAGTGCGTAGATGGCAATATTACGCCGGAATTAAATAATTCATACCCCACTATAATCTCAGTATTATAGTTCTAGTGCATCTTCTGTAAAGAGGATGCACTTTTTTTCGCTTTAAATATATCCACATATATTTATGGCAGACTCAAATATACCATGTCTATATGGTATCACAAAAACAAGTACAACCCCCATTAAGATTCATAATAATCTTATTTCCAAAAAACAAAATTAAGGACAAAAATGAGTAACACAAAGCAAATTTTAAAAGATGCTATTGCTGATGCTAAAGCCGTTCGCGAAACTGCTCTTACCCAAGCTAAACTTGCTCTTGAAGAAGCTTTCACTCCACAATTACAATCTATGTTAGCTGCAAAGTTAAACGAGATGGAGGAAGAAGAAGATGAGAAGACAGTTGCTGAAGGAGCAGATGATCAAATGGAAGAAACTCTTGATCTAGAAGCATTATTAGCTGAGGCTGATGATGAAGAAGAAAAAGCAGCAGAAGAAGAAACATCTGAAGAAGCACCTGAAGCAGGTGAAGAAAAAGCAGGCGAAGAAGAAGAAGATAAAGATATCACTGAAATGTCGCCTGAAGAAGTTGAAGAATATATTCGCCAAATAGCGGCTGAAGAATTCGAAAAATTAGAAGCTGAACAAGGCGAGGAAATTCCTGGCGAAGACGGTGGAGAAGAAATCGATTTAGATGCTGAATTAGGAGCTGATGCTACTGCAGGCGAAGAAGAAATCAACTTAGACGAAATGATCGACGAAACAGAAGAAACAGTAAACGAAGAAGAAATCGACGAAAACGATATTAACATCGACGAATTGTTAGCTGAATTCGGTTTATCAGAAGAAGAAGTAGAAGAAGGATATGGTAAAGATAAAGATGAATCTAAATCCGAAATGGAAGAAGAATTGGCTCAAGCTTTAGCTACAATCGATGAACTTCGTTCTTCAATTCAAGAAGTGAATTTGCTAAATGCAAAATTACTTTACATGAATAAAGTATTCAAAGGTACTAACTTAACTGAATCTCAAAAGATCAACGTAGTTAAAACTTTTGACAAAGCTGAATCAGCAAAAGAAGCTAAATTGGTTTACGAATCAATAATTACTTCATTTACTAATAAAGCAGAAGTTAAATCTAACATTAAAGAATCAGTTGGTTTTGCTTCAAAAGCAGTAGGAATGATTACTAATAACAATACTAAAGTAATCGAAACTGATGCTCAATACAACCGTTGGGAAAAATTAGCCTTCGGTAAATAATTTTAAAAATTTAATTTAAAAAACAAAATGAACGTACAAAGTCTTTTAGAAAGCGCAAACCCGTTCCAAGATCGTCAAGTAGAAGCTGGCAAATTAGTTGGAAAATGGGAAAAAACAGGTTTATTGAAAAACCTTAAGAATGAATATGATCGCAACAACATGGCGGTTATATTAGAGAACCAAGCTAAAGCATTGGTTCAAGAAGCAAACGTGACTGGTGGTCAATCATCAATGTCAGGTGGTGCTGGTGAAAACTGGGCAGGAGTTGCTCTTCCGTTAGTTCGTCGTATATTCGGTGAAATCGTTGCTAAAGAATTCGTTTCTGTACAACCAATGTCTTTACCTTCAGGTCTAGTATTTTATCTAGATTTCAAATATGCTTCAGGTGCTAATTCTGGTAACTCATTATATGGTAATCAAGCTGATAACCATCCAAATGTTAAAAACGTAGAAGTAGCTGGTGGTTTATATGGTTCAGGTAAATTTGGATATTCAGTTAATACAATAACAGCTTCGGCTTCTGCTGTAACTGGATCTAATGCTACATTAGCTGATTTTAATTATAACTCTGCTGTTTCAGCTTCTCAAGCTGCTGTTGGTACTGTTAAAACAGTATTATTTCCAACATCTTCACTTACAGGATTAGATTTAACTGCAATCAAATCATTTACTATTGATTCTGGTTCAACAGTTAGTGATTCACAAGTATTGCAAGAATTTACTGCAATTTCTGGTGCTAATGTTAAGTTTGTATTATCTGGTGGAGTTGCCGCTGTTAATGGTACCTATATTGCTTCTTACAGCAAGCAACCAACAGTTGATGCTCGTGGTGATTTTGAAGATACTACTGGTACTTTAGCTATCCCTTCAATTGATATCAAATTAAAATCTGAATCAATCGTTGCTAAGACTCGTAAATTGAAAGCACAATACACTCCAGAATTTGCTCAAGATTTGAACGCATACCACTCAGTAGATGCTGAATCAGAAATTACATCAATGTTGTCTAACTACATTGCAATGGAAGTTGATTTAGAATTGTTAGGTATGTTATCAGAAAACGCAGCTACAACTGGTTACTGGTCAGCTATCAACAACGAAGCATGGAACGGTTCAGCATTTGCTGCTTTAACTTCAGGATATTACAATTCTCAAGGCGAGTGGTTCCAAACTTTAGGAACTGTATTACAACAAGTTTCTAACAAAATTCACCAAAAGACATTGCGTGGTGGTGCTAACTTCTTAGTTACATCTCCTGCAGTAGCTACAGTATTAGAATCAATCCCAGGATTTGCTTCTGATGGTGATGGTGAGAAATCAGAATTCGGATTTGGTATTCAGAAGATCGGTTCTTTAAACAGCCGTTACAAAGTATACAAGAACCCATACATGACTTCTAACGAAATCTTGATGGGTTATAAAGGATCTCAATTCCTAGAAACTGGTGCTGTTTATGCTCCATACATTCCGTTAATCATGACTCCATTAGTGTACGATCCAGAAACATTTACTCCACGTAAAGGTTTGATGACTCGTTACGCTAAGAAAATGGTTCGTCCTGAATTCTACGGTAAAGTGTTAGTTAAAGGTTTAGAAACATTAGGATACTAATATTACTAATCTTTAGATAAAAAGTAAGGTCGGAGCTAAGCTCCGGCCTTCTTTTGTTTATTGTAGTAAATGAATCTTTACATATTTATTGCTGATAACTAAAACAAGTTTTATGGCTTCAAATCACCACACGGACCCAATGTTTACGGAAAAACGTAAACCAAAAAGTCCAATTAAGTTCCAACTTCAATTAAATGAAGAACAAAAAGAAACAAAAGCAAAAATTCTAGAAAATGATATAACAATCATTACAGGGCAGGCAGGAAGCGGTAAGACATTAGTAGCAGTCCAAACAGCATTGGATCAGCTATTCAACAAGGAAGTTGAAAAAATCATTATAGCACGACCAGTAGTAACAGCTAAAGAAGAAATTGGCTTTTTACCTGGTGGAATTAAAGAGAAATTAGATCCATTCGTTGCTCCAATATACGATAACGCATATCGTTTATACGATAAAGTAAAGGTGGATAAGTATTTTGAAGACGGAGATATTGAAATTGTTCCATTTGCATTTATGCGTGGACGTAACTTTTCAAATGCATTTATTATTGTAGATGAGGCACAAAACGTTACTGATTCACAAATGGAAATGGTAATATCTCGTTTATGTAAAGGAAGTAAGATGGTAATTGTAGGCGATACTACTCAGATAGATTTAAAATCTAAAAAAGATTCTGGTATGTATTTCTTATCAAAGCAAGTAGCTGGATCTGTAAAAGGAGTTGCTGCTATTACTTTAAAAACAAATCATAGACATCCAATTGTGGAGTCAGTTTTAAATATGTATAAAGAATTACGTGATTTATAATGCCAATAATATTAAGAAATACTGGGGGTAATGGTCGTATTAGCATGAGAAATGCTAATAATAATGGTAGAATTAATGCTACAACATCTATAAGTTATAGTGCTGGTTTATTCAAAACAACTTATACAGGATATTTTGCAGATAATGTTAGTTTTTTTGCAACAGCAACTCCAACTACTTATGGTACAAACCCGTCAACTTCAGTACAAACTACAGCAATTAGTGAAGCAGGTTCGGATGATGGTTCAAGCTTTAGTTGTCAATGGTTAGGCTATTTTTTACCTTCTACAACAGAAACATATACATTTTTTACAAACTCTGATGATGCTTCTTATATGTGGATCGGAGCAAATGCAATATCAGGATTTACAACTACAAATGCAACAATAAATAATGGTGGAGCACATGCTCCTATAGAAATAAGTGGTACAGCATCTTTAACCGCAGGGGTATATTATCCGATAAGAATACAATTTGGTGAATCTGGTGGAGGTGATATAATGACATTTAATTATTCAACACCTACAATAACTAAAACAACAAATGTAACAGGTAGAGTATTCTACAACCCAGCAACAAACGGTTTTTAATTATAATAAAAAATCTTAATATTTATAACAAACACTACATATTTGATTAATGGCTAACATAGCAATATATACTGGTTCAACTTTTTTTACTACTGGATCTACTCCGTTTGGTTTTTATGATGCTGATTCTACATTCCGAACTGATGCTGATAAAGTAGTAAAGTGGTGTGCTCAACGTTTAGGATATCCAATCGAAAATATTGAATTACAAGATATTCAATTCTACGCTGCATTCGAAGAAGCAGTCACAATATACGGAAACGAAGTATATCAATGGAAAATTAGAGAAAATTACATTTCGATGGAAGGATCCTCAACTGGATCTGCTCTAAATAATCAAGTAATCACTCCTAATTTAGCGTCTACAATACGCATTGCTTCAACTTATGGTTCTGAAGCTGGATCCGGTGGTACTACAACTTATTATACAGCGTCATTACCTATAACAGCAGGTAATCAAAACTATAATTTAAACACTTGGGCAAGTGCATCTGCATCATTACAACCAGGTGATTCGATTGAAGTTAAAACAGTATTTCAACAAACACCACCAGCAATTGTTCGTTATTTTGATCCATATGCAGGTACAGGTACAGGTATACAATCATTACTTGAATCATTTAATTTCGGATCATATTCTCCAGGTATTAACTTTATGTTAATGCCATTGAATTTTGATATGTTAAAATTACAAGCAATCGAATTAAATGACCAAGTAAGAAAATCAGCATACTCATTTGATTTGATAAATAATCAATTGCGATTATTCCCAATTCCAAAAGAAGATACTAATCTATTATTTCATTACATTAAAAAATCAGAACGTAATTTATTATTTGTATCTGGTTCATCTCAAAATTTAATTACTAATATCTCTAATGTACCATATAATAATCCAGTTTACTCTCAATTAAATTCCGTAGGTAAAATGTGGATATTTCAATATACATTAGCTTTAGTAAAAGAAATGTTAGCATATGTTCGTGGTAAGTATGGTACTATACCAATACCTGGATCTGAAGTAACATTAAATCAAGCTGACTTAATTGCTGATGCTCGTTCTGAAAAAATAGCATTACTAGAGCAATTAAGAACAACATTAGAAGATTCATCTAGAACAAAACAATTAGAAAAACGTTCAATGGATGAAGGATTTGTAAATCAAACTTTACAACAAGTACCATTACCATTTTATATATTTTAATATGAAATTATTAGATTTACTTTTAGAGGCATTCGAAACTTATTTTATGCAAGTCATAATTAAGGTAGAGAAATCAAAAGCAAACCAAACAGAAATTTATAATCAAGTTAGAGCAATTAAAGATGTTGTTGTAATTAAAATAGTTACAAACGATAAATTAGAATCATTATCTGATGCTAATTACGATTATGCTTTACTTGAAATTAAATTTATTAACGAAGGTACTCCGGAAGAAACAATTAAAATGATTAAAGATGCTGCTTTAGGTATTAATGGATTAGTTAAATTTTTTCCACGTGAAAAATCATTAGTAAAAATTAGAAACTACTAATATGGCATTATTTGGAGGTTCTAGAGACATATCTTTATTTCGTCATATCAATAAAGAATTAATCAATAATATCATTCAACAATCAGTTGGATATTATAAAATAAATTTAGATAAAACATCATCTAATTTATACGGAGAATCATTAACAAAAACATATAATGATCCTATTTTAGTAAATTGTCTAATTGAGCGTAATGCTCAAGCATGGACTGAAACTGAATTTGGTGCTGATGTTACACGTGAAATTACTGTACGTTTTCTACGTGATATTCTTGTGGATATTCAATTAGTGCCTGAAGTTGGCGATGTTATGTTATGGCAAGAAAATTATTATGAATTATCGGGGATTGTTGAAAATCAATTTGTAGTAGGTAAAGATCCATCATACGCATATGATGACACTACTGATTTTGGTTCAAGTATTTCAATTATTGTAACTGCCCAATACATACGTCCTGAAAAGTTAGGTTTATCTAAAGAACGATTATAATGGCTAGAGACTTAAAACCACTTCCTAAAAACCAATCACAAATTCTTCAAGAGGCATTCACTCCGTATGATAATACCATAAGTAAAACAGCAAGCGATACAGTATTCTCTAAAAACAGAGCAAAAGAAATATCATTTAAAGATAAAAAACAAAAAGATTTTTCTGTTTCATTAAAAGATCATGATGAAGTAATTAAATATTACTTTGAAAATACAATCAAACCATCAGTAATACAGAATGGCGAACGAATAATGGTACCTATCATGTATGGTTCTCCTGAGCGGTGGAAAACAGTACAATCAGATGGCGCATTACGTGATAAAGATGGTAAGTTACTTACTCCACTTATCATGTATAAACGTGATACATTAGAAAAAAATCGTTCATTAGGTAATAAATTAGATGGTAATAAAGTTCATCATTATCAATTATTTGAACAAAAATTCAATTCAAAAAATCAATACGATAAATTTTCATTAATAACTAATAGACAACCATCTAAAGAGGTATACATGTCTGTTATACCCGATTATGTTACTTTAACTTATTCGTGTATTATATTTACTGATTATGTAGAACAAATTAATCCAATCATTGAAGCTATTAATTTTTCTTCTGATTCATATTGGGGTGATTTTTCTCGTTTTAAATTTAGAGCTAGAATTGATTCATTTTCATCTACTACTGAAGTAACAACAACAGATGGTAGAGCAGTTAAATCAACATTTAATATCATTTTGAATGGATATATAATTCCTGATACAATCAATAAGCAAATTGCTAATGCTGATATATACTATGGGACTTCCCAATTAATATTTATGGTAGAGACAACATCTGAAGATCTTAATTCTTTAGATGCTGAAGCACAAACAGTAACTACAGTACCGATGAATTCAACAACTATATTTGAGGGAACAAGCAATATAACACTTTTAGGAGCAGATGCTAAAGATATTACTTATTTAAGTGTTATAATAGCTAAAAAAGCATCTACAGTTACTTCAACAACTGCAATTTTTACATCAACCTCTATACTACAAATACCTATAAATTCATCATTACCTCCAACATCAAAAATGAATTTTATATTTTATGTTAATGGTGTTTTTCTCCCCCACGATTATGTAACTTCATTTATTGATAATTTAGATAATACTTGTACATTAACTATTGATGCCGCCGGTTTAGGATATTATTTAACTGGTAAAGAAGTAACAGCAATAGGTAAATTCCAATAATATGCCTTTAATTACATTAGACCAAATATTATCTCCACTTAGATTAGATCCAAATGATCCATTGCGATTATTAATGTCTGGTAGTTTTTCTGTAACCGGTTCTATAAATACTAAACAAATAGATGCTAATATTCCTGCATTAATAGTTTCAGGTTCTCAAAACACTGTTAATGCTAGTGGTTCTCTAACAGGTTCAATTAATATATTCAACACAGTTGTTGTAGATGTTAATGGAATAGATGGAGATACTGAATATAGTGGTAGTTTCTAGAATCATTTGATATTTATACACAGCCCTTATATAGGTGTCTTGAAGTATATACTGTAAAAATTAGCAAATGGCTCAAAATATTAGGCTCAAAAGAAGTGCCGTACCTGGTCGTGTCCCTGATGTAAATCAAGTAGAATTAGGGGAATTAGCCTTAAACACATTCGACGGTAAATTATACCTAAAAAAGGATAATGGCGCTGAATCTATAATTGATGTTGGATTCTCAGCATCATACGCATTATCAGCATCATACGCACAATCAAGTTCATATTCTGTATCGAGTTCATACGCTCTTTCATCTTCATATGCATTATCGGGATCATATGCTTTAACAGCATCTTTTGCTCCTAATGCTAGTTCAGCAGTTAGTTCATCATACGCCGCTACAGCATCATCAGCAGATAATCTTTTAGTAAGAGGCACATTAACTGCTCAAACAATTGTTGCCCAAACAATAACTTCATCTACTGAATTTATTACTGGATCAACTAAGTTTGGTTCATTACTATCAAATACACATCAATTTACCGGTTCAGTTTCAGTAACAGGTTCATTAACAATAAATGGTGAAAATCTTACAGGCATTTCTTCATCATTATCCTCAAGAATTACAACAAACAGCTCATCATTTGCTTCATTCTCCGGAAGTTATGTAAATGAGTCCTCATCATTTGCAAATCGTATTACAACTGATAGTGCATCGTTAGCTTCATTTTCAGGAAGTTATATAAATGAAAGCTCATCATTTGCTGGCAGAATCACAACTAATAGCTCATCATTTGCTTCGTTTTCTGGAAGTTATGTAAGCGAAAGTTCATCATTTGTTAGTCGAATTAGTACAAATAGCTCATCTTTTTCTACATTCTCAGGTAGTCATGTAGTTGAAAGTGCATCATTTGATAGTAGAATAAATAATATTAGTTCTAGTTTTACTGCACTTAGTGGATCATTTAATACAGGTTCATTCACAGGTTCATTTATAGGTTCATTAACTGGAACCGCAAGTTATGCCACTCAAGCATTAACAGCTTCTAATGCTGTCACAGCATCATCCGCAGATAACTTTTTAGTAAGAGGTACATTAACAGCACAAACTATAGTTGCACAAACAATAACTTCTTCAACAGAATTTATTACTGGATCCACTAAGTTTGGTTCATTATTATCAAATACACATCAATTTACCGGTTCAATATTTGCTACTGGTTCATTTACTGTAGGTGGTACTTTAATAGCAACTAATTTAAGTGGTTCGGGTGCTGGAATAACAGATATTGGTGTAGTTGAAAAAGTATTCTATGTAGCCGAAGATGGATCAGATACAAATGATGGTAAAACACTTTCAACCCCATTCAGAACAATAAAAGCAGCTACAATTGCTGCCTCTGCTTCAAGAGCTGCTAATCCTGGACTTCCAGCATATAGACAAAGCATTCAAGTTAAAAGTGGATATTATTCAGAAACAGCACCTATTACAGTTCCATCAAACGTATCTATATTAGGTGATGATTTAAGATCAGTAGTAGTATCACCAACAACTGCAACATCAGGTTCGAATTTATTCTTAATGAATAATGGAACCTATTGCTATGGATTACGTTTAGAAGGATGTAAGATAGACGATTTAGAAGATCCAAGAAATGGTTTCTTCTTTGCATTTGCTCCAAGTGCATCAATCGTTACTTCACCTTATGTTCAAAACTGTTCTGCTATTTCAACACCAGCAGATAAATTTTATACACCATTAAATTCAGGTTCTGGTAATCCGTTAATTGGAAACGGTCCAGGTGGTATGATAGTAGACGATTCAGTTTTAGATGGATATTCTCCTTTAAAATCAATGATTGTAGATGCATACACACAGGTAGCATTTAACGGAATTGGTATATGTGTTAGAGGTAGAGGATATGCTCAATTAGTATCGTTTTTTACTAACTTTTCACGTGTAGGTGTTTATTGTATTGAAGGTGGACATGCATCATTACTAAACTCAAATACTACATTTGGTGATTATGGTTTAAGAGCTAAAGGATTAAGAATGTTAGTTAAACCTGATATAAGTGCTGTAAGTGCTTCAATATCTACTTCTGGTTCATTATTAATAAGCGCTAATAAAACAAACATTCAAGAATACATGACCCAACAGTTATTAATATCGGGTAGCTATAAAGAAAATTATTATTCTGGTTCAACATATTGTTATAAAGATAGTGGATTATTAATTGATGCAATTGCTGATGATTTATTAGTACCAGGAGCTGCTCGCACATCACAATTTATCTCAGGTCTATTTAAAGGACAAGATACATCATCAGGTAGTGTTTTTACATTACCAATAGCATCAGGCTCTTCTTTTACAGAAGGTGCAATATCGATTATACCACAAAACGTATCAAATGCAAGTGGATCATTAACTGGTGATTTTATAAAAGCATGGCAGTATATGAAAGAATATATTGTAACAGACCCATCAGGTAATTTTTCAACAATGACTACTCCTGCTAAAAATAAAGTAGGACAATTATTTGATGTATTAATTAGTACAATTACTCAAGTAGTTGTAAACGGAGCTGGAGCCCAATATCTACAAGAATTTGGTTCATTGATTACATCAACATCACATGACTTTTCATATGCGGGTGCGGGTGTTAACTTTCTAGCACTACCAATAAACCAAGGTGGTGTTGGAGAAACAAACGTAGCATTAAGAATATTTGAAGAAACTGGTGGAAGAATATTCCATACTTCGGGTGACGAAACAGGTGACTTCTATGCTGGTAATGATTTTATCATTAGACAAGCAACCGGAACGATTGAAGGTAGAACATTTACTAAAGCAATCACAGCACAAATAACTCCAATAAATTTAGCATTAGAAACTTACTCATAAAGACATGGCATTACCTTTAAATAAATTCCGATTATTAACAGCAAATTTAATTTCTGGTAGTAACACAATATATCAAGAAAATATAGATGTAGCCACAATTATATTATCTTGCCAAATTACCAACATTACAGGTTCATCACAAACTTGTGATGTTGCTATCCAAAAAAGTGGATCAGCTTCACAGATAGTACTATTAAAAAATGGTACAATCCCAGTAAATGAATCATTAAATCCATTAGCTGGTAAGATTGTATTAGAAAGAAATGATGCATTTGTTATTAAAACATCTGTTAGTGGTAGTTTAGATGTAGTATTATCTGTTCTTGAGAACGCAATTAACTAAAGTAAATAATGGCTAGAATAGTAGGAAGAAGACCCGTAGAAATTAAAATATCCTCTCAATTAGATGGATATATACCTGTATTTAATGAATCTACTAGATTATGGAATACTATAAGTAAAAATGATTTCCTTACAGGTAGTGCTCTTACTAGTGGTTCTAATATATTTGCAGGTAACCAGATAATTTCAGGTTCACTTACAGTTATTCAAGGTATTACTGGTAGTTTATTTGGTACTGCTTCTTATGCGGATAATGCATGGGCAATAGGTGGTAATACTTTTTCTGGTGGTAATTCAAGTAGAATATTAGGTACATTTTCAAATCATGATTTATCTATTTTTGTTAGTGGTTCTAAAATAGCTACATTTACTACATTAGGTAGTCTTGTTTTAACTTCAGGTAGTGTAGATGGTTTAGAAGATAGTAAACTTGCTGTATATGCTGGTACTACTACATCACATAATTTAATAAGAGCTACTTCTAATACAGACGGATATTCTCACATTAGTATCCAAAATACAAATTCAGGTTCAAATGCATCATCTAATATTGTTGCTATTGCAGATAATGGAAGTAATATTAGTCGATATATTAATGTGGGTATTAATAGTAGTACATTTACTGGTTCAGTAGGTGGGGCTAATGATGCTTATTTATATTCTACTAGTAATAATTTGCACATAGGTAATGCTTCAAATTACCCAGTTCAATTCTTTGCTGGTGGAGCTAATACAGATACCAATAGAAAATTACAATTAAATCCAAATAACCTTCATAATATGACGGGTAGTTTGGATGTAAGCGGTAGTGTTACTGCTCATTCATTTACTGGATCATTACAAGGATCATCATCATACGCATTAACTTCTAGTTATGCTGATAACTTTACTGTAGCTGGTACTTTAACAGCACAGACAATAGTTGCACAAACTATAACTTCATCAACAGAATTTATAACGGGCAGTACTAAAAATGGATCATTACTTACAAACACGCACCAATTTACTGGATCAGTTTCAGTAACGGGTTCTTTAGAGGTGAATGGTAGAAATTACATAAACGATTCATCATCACTTGCTGATAGAATAACAACAAATAGTTCTTCATTTGTTAACTTTTCAGGAAGTTATGTTAATGAATCATCATCATTTGCTGATAGAATTAGAGTTAATAGCTCATCATTTGCTGATTTTTCTGGAAGTTATATAAATGAAAGTGCATCATTTGCTACTAGAATCACAACTAATAGCTCATCATTTGTTTCGTTTTCTGGAAGTTACATTAACGAAAGTTCCTCACTTGCGGGTAGAATTACAACTAATAGTTCATCATTTGTTTCATTTTCAGGAAGCTACGTAAATGAAAGTTCCTCACTTGCTGGTAGAATTACTACAAACAGTTCCTCATTTGCTTCATTTTCTGGAAGTTACATAAACGAATCGTCATCATTTGCTGGTAGAGTTACAACTAACAGCTCTTCATTTGTTAATTTTTCTGGAAGTTATGTAAGTGAATCTTCATCATTTGCTGATAGGATAAGAGTTAATAGTTCATCATTTGCTGGCTTTTCAGGAAGCTATGTAAACGAATCATCTTCGTTTACTGGTAGGATAACAATTAATAGTAGTTCATTTGCTTTATTTTCTGGTAGTTATGTAAATGAATCATCATCGTTTGCTTCTAGAATAATAACTAATAGTGCTAGTATATCTACTCTATCATCTAACTTTAATTTATTTAGTGGATCATTTATGACTGGTTCTTTTACCGGTTCATTTACTGGTTCAATATCAGGAACATCAAGTTATGCTACTCAAGCATTAACAGCTTCTAATGCTACTACAGCATCATCTGCAGATAATTTCACAGTAAGAGGAACATTAACTGCACAAACAATTGTAGCCCAAACAATAACTTCATCTATAGAATTTGTTACTGGTTCAACTAAAAACGGATCATTACTATCTAATACACATCAATTCACCGGTTCAGTTTCAGTAACTGGCTCATTAGAAGTAAATGGTAGAAATTATATAACTGACTCATCATCATTTGCTGCTAAAATAGCAGCTGATAGTGCTTCATTTACTAATTTCTCTGGAAGTTATATAAATGAAAGTGCATCATTTGCAAACCGAATTACTACAAATAGTTCATCATTTGCTATATTCTCAGGTAGTCATGTAATTGAAAGTGCATCATTCGATAGTAGAATAAAGAATATTAGTTCTAGTTTTACTACACTCAGTGGATCATTTAATACAGGCTCATTTACAGGCTCATTTACAGGTTCTCTATTTGGTACTGCATCAAATGCAGTAACTGCATCATATGTCTTAAATGCTATATCAGCATCGTTTGCTTCTAATACACCAGGCATTTCAAACGGAACTGCATCAAATGCGATTAGTGCATCATACGCTGCTACTGCATCATCAGCTGATAATCTAACTGTAAGAGGCACATTAACAGCACAGACTATAAATGTACAAACAATTACATCAAGTATTGAATTTGTTACTGGATCAACGCGTAATGGATCATTATTAACTAATACACATCAGTTTACAGGATCAGTTTTAATGACTGGATCACTAGCAGTAAATGGATCATCTACAATTTTAACAAATCAGACATCATCAATGTCTGTTGCTACTGCTTCATATGTTTTACAAGCTGTATCTGCATCGTTTGCTTCTAATACACCAGGTATTTCAAATGGAACTGCATCAAATGCAGCTACTGCATCATATGTTGTAACTGCACAAACAGCTAGTTATGTACTAAATGCAGTATCATCATCATTTGCTGCTACCGCTTCATCTGCTGATAACTTCACTGTAAGAGGCACATTAACAGCACAAACAATAGTTGCCCAAACAATAACATCAAGTATTGAATTTGTTACTGGATCAACGCGTAATGGATCATTATTAGTAAACACACATCAATTTACTGGATCTGTGTTGATGACTGGATCGTTAAGTGTAAATGGAGATCAAACATTATCCGGAAGTTTAAATATAGTACCTACTTCCGGTAACAAAGGGATCGTTGTTACTGTAAATACTGGTAATAATGGAGTTATACAACAAGGATTAGCAGGAAGCTATACATTTGCTATTGATGGTGCTAATGGAGGGGGGCCAAGATTAGGACTTGGTAGTAGTCCAAGTGCAGGATATGATTTTTTCCAAATAGGAGCATATGGTGGTGAAAATAATTTTGATACAGTAACAAGAAATTTTTCTATTAGAAGTACTATATCTTCTACAAATGATACTCGATTTAAATTATTCGCTAATACAGGAAATGTTTTAATACAAAACGGAGGAACATTTACCGATGCAGGCTTTAGGTTAGATGTCGCAGGAACTACTCGCCTAAACGGAGCAGTAACAGTAGCATCAGCTTCAATCCAATCACAAAACACATCATCACTAGCTTCAGGTACACAAACTATATCAACAAATGCTACCTCATCATTTACTGCCGCATTCTATAATTATACAATCGCGTCTGGATCGAATACTCGCGCCGGCCAATTTATAGCCACGTGGAATGGCGGCTCAATTCAGTACATGGATAATTCCACGGTAGATATCGGTAGTACACTACCGGTAGCGCTAACAGCATCATTGAGTGGAGCAAACGTATTGTTAACTTCAACATTACCATCTACAGGATGGACAATTAAAACTTTAGTAAACTTAATTTAAAATATAAAAACTATGTATCAAGTACAAATGCAATTCATTCCGGGATATAACAATATTTGGGTAGCCCAATTAAATCCTGAAGATCCGACTTATGAGTTTGAAATCGAAGCAGACGCTATAGCTAAAGCAGAAGAACTACAAGCAGCTGATATGTCTGGAAGACAATACAAATCACAATCACCAGTAGTAGTTGAAGAAACTCCAATCGTTGAAGAAGTAGTTGAAGAGACACCTGCTGAAGAAGTACTAACAGATGAACCTGTAGTATAGTATTTACAAATAGAAAACGCATAAAAATCATGTTTCGACCTAACACAAGATAGCATACAGTAATATTTATAATAAACATCACTTTAAGGATAGTGAATTAAAGTAATAATATGGCAAATGAATTCGTAGCGCGTAATGGCATTATTGCGCAAAATAACAGTACAGTTACTGGCTCATTAATAGTAACTAATGGTATAACTGGTTCTTTACAAGGAACTGCTACACAAGCTACAAGTGCGTCATTTGCTACTAGTGCATCATTTGTTGCTGGTATATCCAATGGAACTGCATCATCCGCAATATCCGCATCATACGCTGCAACTGCATCATCTGCTGATAATTTCACAGTACGAGGCACATTAACTGCCCAAACGATTAATGTACAAACTATAACATCATCGATTGAGTTTAATACTGGATCAACTCGTAACGGATCAACAACAGCAAACACACATGAATTTACAGGATCAGTTTCAATATCTGGTTCATTAGCTATAAATGGAGTTAATTACAATTCAACTTCAGCATCATTCGATACTCGAATACTAAATAATAGTGGATCAATTGCTCAGTTATCAAGTAGTTATTTAGCATCATCTGCATCATTCGATACTCGTATTACTAATAATAGTGCTAGTGTTGCTCAATTATCTGGAAGTTATTTAGCATCGTCGGCATCATTCAATACTCGAATTAATACAATATCAAGTAGCTATGCAACTACTGGTTCAAATAGATTTGTTGGAAACCAAACAATAACAGGATCATTTGCTGTATCTGGTTCAACTATACAAATTGGAAATAATACATTATTAGGTAATACAACATTAACAGGATCAATTACAGTTTCAGGTCCATTACGATTGGACCCAACATTAGATCCTGGCCAAATCAGTACAACATCATCATTTCTATTTACATCTGCATCAAACACTGCTACTGGGTATGATTTATATTACAGACAAGGTGATAATAATGTTAAATTTAAATGGTTCGAAGGAGTATTAAATACTGGTATATTATATGGTGGTATTTTAACATATTCAGCTAGTAACTTCTACGTATCATCAGGTTCAGGTATTATAGTAAATCATAATGCTGCTACAGGTTCAGAAATATCGCCTACAATAACTTACGTTAATTGGGCTGCTTCAACACATAGTATTTCTAATCCAACTGCCCAAAACACATATGTTTTTATTGATGCTAGTGGTAATTTACAACAACAAAATGTATTTTTCACACCAGAACAATACCATGAAGCTTTACCAATAGGTAGAATATCGCATTATGGAGCTACAGGTTCGTTAGTTACTGGTGTAGGAAATAATATGCTAACATCATATGATCTTCCTCAACAATTAGGAGAATTCACACGTGCGTTTGGTCCATTAAAAATGAGTGGATTTACAATCACACCACAAGTTGGTAATTTAAGTCTTAATATTGGATCAGGAACAGCATTTAATTTAGGTGGATATTATCAAAA